TCGGGTTCCAAGTGATTCAACGGTGTCACGAAGAAAGTTATTTAGTTCACGTTCAGTCATAATTTAAATCTACCACAGTTTTCATAATATGTACACACTTAATTGAGTTGGTTGCAGAACGGAAGATCGTGTGCCGGTTCTTCATCAAGATACCGGTTCGTCAGGTTGCGTTCCAATTCACGATGAGTCTCAACCATAACGGTAAAAGTTTCGCCGGTAAGTGGACACACCTGTTCGATCTCACGTCGAGGTGAAGAGATACCGTAAACTTCAATGTGAGATTCTTCTACTGCTTCCATGACATCCATGATACGACAGTTAGTGGCATCGCCTTCGCGACCTCTCTTGTATTGATTAAAACGGCTATACCAACCGCTTGCACCACCAGCCTTTCCGATCTTGGCTAGCCGGTCGTTGACATACATGAAGTACACGATATCGCCCATAGCCAAATACTGTGAACGAGTCATGGCAGGTTCAAAATCCATAATATCACCGCGGATAATGAACCGGCCAAGATACGTACCTTTTTGACGAGCAAGGGTTGTAATAGACATTATCGTGGTACCTTCTCATTGGTTGATATATCCATTATACACAGTTTTAGAATATTGTACACAGTTATTTTAGTAGTGCACCGATCCATGACAACCACACCGGAATATAAAACAAAAGTGATATGAACGGTGCAATGTTATCACGGTACTTCCAGCGGCGGCCGCTCTTTGATACTGACCGGGTTTTTCCCCATTCGCCCGGGAAAAAATACCCGAATGCCAATATCAAATAACCTGGCCACCACAGGAAGTACCTCATTACTTCAGCCGTGCCAGCAATCCATGGTTGCCGGCGTGTGATGGCGCTTCCCATCCAGCCGGCTTGATGAGATCCGGCAATCCAAGAGGATTCGGCCTGCTTGCCTTCACACCAACTTCCTTGGCCATGTTTGCACGAAGGACACGATCCCATGCATTATAACTATCGATACCCATTGCATCCAATGTACCAATAGCAACAACACAAAGGTCAATCAGCCCATCAACAATCTCTTCGGCATCATTATCACGTACGGCATTCTTAGTCTCGGTTAGTTCCTCATCAAGAAATGCCATACGGAATTCAAGAAACTGCTTGAGCTTCTCCTTATCAAAATCAAAAACCTTTTCGTTTACTTGGTAGTACCTGTGCATAACACCAATATCACGTACCCAATCTGCACTCATTATATTCTCCTTATTGTATTATTCAATCTATCACACATTGACATTAATGTACACTAACTTTGTAGTGCATCAATAAATTCTTGTGCCGCGGCGCTAATCACCGGCAACCCACCTAATGACTTATTCTTCAACTTCTTGACAAGCTTCCTAGCCTGTTCAAGATGATACGTGTTAGCACGTGATGTATGTGCGATACCATCTAGATGATCCATTTCATGGAGGAATACACGAGCAGTCATGCCAGTGAATGTCTTAGTAGCCGTCTCGCCATCAGGTGTAGTGAAGCGGACCTTGATGCTCTTCGGCCTCTTGATCTTTACGAAAAGATTGGGATACGATAGACAGCCTTCCTCGAGCATAACCGTCTCTGATGACATATCCACCACACGAGGGTTAAAGACACCGATGATTTCCTCTGCTCGCATCACGAATGCACGTGTACGCACACCGATCTGGTTAGCTGCAAGACCCATGCCATCATTCTCACGCATGGTCTCGGCCAAATCTATATAAAGTTGACCAGGATCCACAACCGGGTTCTTGAAGTCGAACGCCGGCATCACCTCACGTAGGATCGGGTTGGTCCTATCTAGGATAGATACGATCATGCCATTGCCATCTGGATCTTGGCGATCACTTCATCGGCGGTATCATACGTTTCCGTAGACAGAGAAATTTCTTTACCCTTGTTCATTATGATGTACCCTGAACCAGCGTAACTTCCCTGTGCTGGAACCTTTGTCACACGCTCAATGTGTCTAACATTGATATAGTGATCAACTTTTTCATGATCTCGTACCCAAATAAATCTTGTCATTTTATACTTTCTCTTGTTTCTCTTGTTTTATTACTGAAAAATTGCTATGTTTTTCAAATTTAATAACAGAATGGAATTTATCATAGAGCTGATCACCTTTATGACTAATAACAAAGATATTTCCATCTGTTATATTTGATAGTATATCCATAAGATTGTCATTACCAGAGGTATCTAATGACGAGTCGAAGACTTCATCCAAGATAAGAAGATTGGTGGAAGCAGAATTACGCAACTTAGCAATAGCCCTCCAGGTAAACATAAGAGCAAGATCAAGACGACTTTTCTCGCCCTCGGAGAAAGATGCATAAGAGAACTCGTCTCTAAAACGTGATTTAATCTTTTCATTGAAGTTTTCGTCCAGTTCAAATTGGACAAAAAAGTCCATGGCCGCGAGGTATTTATTAATCAACTTGTTCATAATAGGTACATACTGTTTAATGATTCGTGTCTTGATACCAGAGTCCTTGAGCAGGACACCTGCAACCTCGATCACTGAACGCTCGTTGGCCAGTTCTTCCTTATGTTTCTGTTGTACACTAAGTTGGCTATTAAGTACACTAAGATCTTCGTTACTTTCATCAATGACTGTCGTGTTCTTCTTAAGATTCTTGATCTCCTGTTCTAGTGTGCAAATACTAGAATTCCACGATCGGATGTCAGAGTTGAGTTCGGTGATCTTTGTGTTGATAGCCGTGATCTCTTTATTGATTGCAGTGATCTCAGTAATGCGAGTATTGATTGTGGTAATCTCATCCTCAATCTTGACCAAGGCATCAGTGATCTCCTGTTCCTTAGACTGGCGATCTGTAACTGTCTCGTTCTTGAAGTCGTGGTCGATACCCTGACGGCACGTCGGACAACTATCATTGTCATGATAGAATCGAATCTCCTTCTTGAGAGTACGTACCTTGCTCTCAAGTTGACTCTCCAACTCTACCAGTTTAGACTTCTTGTTCGCGACCTTCTCGGCATCTGCTATCTTAGCAGAATGTATATCTAGGATACCGTTCTGCACGGCAATGTCATGTTCTGCCTGACACACCAGCGTATCGATCTCCTTGATCATCTCATCCTTCTGGCGGATCAAATGATCGTTGTTGGTCTTCAGTGAGTTGATATGCTTTAGGGTCATCTCAACCTTATTCTCAATCAGGTTGATCTGGTAGTCGGTATCAGTGATTGCTGACTTATTAGTAGTGATCTTCTCCTTGAGGAGGTTGTTCATCGTAGTAAAGATCTGGATATCCAGAAGATCCTCAATGACCTCACGGCGAGCATGTGCAGGCAATTGCATGAACGGCAAGTAATTTGCACTGCCGAGAATGACAATTTGGCCAAAACTCTTGAAACTTAATTTCAAAATACTCTTCTCAAGATACTCTTGATAATCCCTGGCGGATGAATTTTGATTTATCATTTCACCATTTTGATAGATTTCGAAGATTTGAGGTTTAATGCCGCGTTTAACACAAAAATGCTTAGATCCCACCATAAACTCGCATTCTACAACTAAATTCTTCTGTGTCATAGAATTGACGAGCTGTGGCTTATTGATGTTACGGAACGGCTTACCGTACAGAGCAAACGACAGTGCGTCGAGGATCGTAGACTTACCAGCCCCGTTTTCCCCGACGATCAATGTTGACTTACTACGATCCAGTGCCACCTCTGTGAACTGGTTGCCGGTCGACAGCATGTTCTGCCAACGAACAGTTTTAAATAGAATCATGATTACTCCACACTCAAAGCTTCATTATACAGTGAACTGAGGAAATTGTACAACACTTTTTTATCGACTCGTGACTCAACTTGGTCAACAACCTTGCTCAGAACCGTAAGTGTATCCTCGGCCTCATTGACAATATCGCCATCGTCCTCCATCTGAAGGTTCAGGTTATCATCTACGACCTGCAGATCCAGCACACCAGCCTTCTCGATCTTGTCGACGAACATATCGAACCAGTAAGGATTGGTCTTGGTGTGGACGATCAGTTTGACATATGACCCCTTGTAATAATCCCAGTTGACATTCATCAGCTCATCCAGAGTCTTATCCTGGTCATGATAGTGGATCTTATTGAACATCTTCAGTGGGTTCTGAATATATGTCAGTTCCCTCGTTTCCGTATCAAATATATGAAATCCCCGACTGTCATTATAATCAGACCAAGACATTTCATAAGGAGCTCCCAGATAATTGATATTACCACGAGTAGATTTATGATGAAAATGGCCAGAACACACGAGATCAAATTTATCAAAAATTTTAGATTCGAATCCGTGGTCATTTACTGCACCTTTATACATCTCGAAACCGGCGATTTCGAGGTGGCCAAAAAGGATTTGTGCGGGGGTATTTTGTAGGAACTCCATGCTCTCATCATAGTTTCCAGAACATACCCAAGGAAGTACACCGATATCGGTACCACCGAGATTAACAACAGTTGGGCTATCATAGTAGTTGATATCATAGGTTGAATGCTCAAAGAGCTCCTTCATTGAGTTTACCTCATTCGTATTCTTGAACGAGGTGTCATGGTTCCCGATGATTACATCGAGTCTAATTCCTGATGAGTCACAATGCTGTACGAACTTACGTAGGTGTCGAGCAGTGACAAAGTTGATATACTTACGACGATCTACAATATCACCAAGATGGAAGATGTTGGTGATACCGTTGTCTGCAAGATATGGAAAAAAGTGATCATAGTAGAACCGATTAAAATACTCTGCGAACGCAGGACTATCCCCACGTGCACCCCAGTGGGTATCCGTGATTAAAGCAATTTTCATTAACGACCAGCCTTACTCTTATCATTGTATTCACGCAGTGTCTTATCACAATACGCACGAATATTTTCTAATGAAATCATATAATTGTAGCGGATGTGTTCTGGAGTCTTTAAGTCCAGTGCATTCTCAGCAAGTTGTTGGATTAAAACTGGAATATTATTAAGCTTCATTTTCATCACCTTCGATAAATATTTCTATGCCCTTTTTAGGCTTTGATACTGGTATGTTTTTGGCTTCAAACTTCTCCACCAATTCACCAAGTTTCTCAGATACATTTATAAAGGCTGCAGAGTAGTGTGTTCGATCTTCAGGTGCCATGTCGACCAGCGTATTCATGATCATGCTGTTCTCAAAGCTCTTATGCTTGATGTATAGTTGCTTTTTTTCCTTTTGAATACGACGAAGGAAAGCGTAGTAGATAATCTGAGTAAAGTATGCGAATGGGTTAGTCGACTTTTCAGGATTAAAGTTATGGAGATATGCTAGACAGTTCTCAATGCCATCAGAGATCATCTCATCCTTATAAGAGTACCCGACAAAGTTTGGCCGAGTTGCCAGCCGTGTGGCAATGAGCATGATACACTCACCAATGTACCTAGATACGAGAGGACGTTTCTCACCGGCTTCAAGAGATTCTTCATAAAGTCGACGGTATACTACCATCTCTGTGTAGAACTTCTTGTTATCGATGTAGTTATTGGCCTTCTTCTTTTTGGCCGGGTTGGGCATTGACTCGTTCATAGTATATCCTTAGTTGATTGTTGACCCGCCTACGAGTCTTTTAGAGATAAGCTCCTGCATATTCTCTTCCATATTCTCAATATCCTTGATAGCAGCATTGATCATCTTTGTTGTATCAGTATTTTTGCTGGATGCTACAAAAGCCTCGTAGTAACGAGTCATGCTTTCACTGGCTGGAATTGAAAAGACTATGTGCTTATCTTGTACCACTATATACTGTTGGTCGGTAAATGTACACACATTTATTAGTATAATGCTATGTTTATCTTGTATTTCCATAACATAGAACGGGTGATGAATATGAACACCGCCGCTAGTGCTTTCTTGGTTACCAATGATCTGCTCACCGTTAACCAAAGTATAAATTCTAATCATTATAACCTCACATTGTAAATTTCGTAATCGAACTTCTCGGCATCGTAGATCTTACATCGTTCCAAGAAATGGTTCAATGTAAAGTTAGTCTGAGACTTGTAGGATAGGTCGTCAACTATATCATAGAGAATTGCCACATCCTTCTCTGCATGCATACGTAGCATACGACCAATTGACTGAAGTACCTTGATCTTTGACTTGGATGGAGATGCAGCAATCATATGGTGAAGCTTGTTGATACTCACACCGGTTGATGTGGTTCCTAGCGACGCAATGAGGACAGCATTCTCCTCATCTTCAATAGCGCGACGGATACTTTCCCGGTCCACGCCTGATACACTACCATCAATGTAAAAAACATTATGGTCAGACACTGAACTAATGGCGGTATGTAATAGTTTTCCATGGTCAATAATCCTGAAGAATAGTAGCTTGTTTCCCTTGAGTGACAGTGTCAGATTCTTGAGGAACTTATTACGTTTCTCATTGTTTACCAGATAGTCAATCTCTTCCTGGTAGGTTTTCTTCTTCTTGTTAACCGTCGTGTGGAACAGTTTCTTTTCATCGTCAGGATACTTCAGTATGATGCACTTGATCTTAAGTTTCGAAACATGTCCATCCTCCATCAACTGGACGGTTGTCGTCGATCTATACTGTGGGCCGAAGAGTCCTTCGATGGTTGCTTCGTTGAGAGCGTGTCCATCCAGCGTTCCTGTGCAGCCGAAGCGATAACGACAGGCTTCGAGGCTAGATAGGATTTGTACGAGGCTCGTTGCCTTGCATCCGTGAGCTTCATCTCCAAACACGCACCCGAATTGGCCGTACCATTGCTTTGGCATTTTGTTTTTGCCATTGTTGAGCGACTGCCAAGTAGTAATGACAAGTTCAGCAGCGATATCATTAGATTTGCTAAGACCACCAGTACTAACGTGTACATCACCCAAGTATCCATAATCTCTGAAGTCACTTTCCATTTGCCCGACGAGGCCGATCGTAGGAACGATGATTAGGCCTTTGTGTTGTTGATACCATCTCATAACAATGTAGATCATGAGAGACTTACCAGATGACGTAGGACTTACCAGTGTTCTACGACCGGATCTAATACATTTTAGAATTGCCTTGAACTGATAGTCACGGATCTGATACTTCTCTGGGATGTTTAGAGTTTTGATGAATTCAGTTAATTCATGTTCAGATACGTTGGCATATACTAGTTCATCATCAAAAGTCAGTGTGTATCCACGTGCATCACAGAACTTCTTGATTCTCTGTGCCATGCCGGCATATACTGTACCAGATAGGTTATTCACTAACCGTATCTTACCATCCCACATCCTGGCCTTATACTTAGGATGCCATTTATAGTTATCGGCGTAGAACGTTAATTGATCCGACAACTCCATGATGGTTGACGGATCTGCACATACCTTTATGTGTACACTATTGATGTATTTTAGGTGGACATCTGCCATTCTTAAACTCTAGTGACTGCAATGCCGTATCCCATACCAGGATTATACATTGGCACATGTAAACCAGTGTCGACTAGTTCGTCTACCGGACAACCCATAGCAGCCAGATCGGCAATGGCTTCTTCACGAGTTTGTCGCAATTTTCCAAACTGATCGCCATCATCCCACCATTGTGCTTGATAAAAATACATCAGATACCTACCTTGAACTTTTCCCATTCAATCGCCGCTTTGATATTGAAGCCGCGGCCTGTCAGGGATTTAATGATCGATTCTAGAAGCTCGATCTTTTCTTGTTGGACACCAATACGCAACGACATATTAATCACCTCTTGATCCGCCTCTATATAGTTATTCACGTCTGAACGGATGATTTTGCCCTGAGGTGGAAGCTTCCAGCCCTTGGCATGAGTTGCCTCGGTAGGACCCATAGTAAAGAACTCGTTCTTGGCAAGCTTCAGTTGTTTAAATTCAGCTTCATACTTACGAAGAACTAGACGTTCATTCGTAAAGATCTTGAAGTACTTGTGATGGAGTTTGGGGATATTCAGTGCCTCGTTACCGAGTTCTGAACGGTCGATGTGGGAGTCTTGCTCCCACTGTACGTATATATCATCTATCTTCATAATAACCTTTATATCACGAATTATGAATTAAGTACACCTATTTCGTAGCTTAGGAAGCGGAAATCTACTGTACATTCAATATAGTTTACGTCAACGTCCATGGTAGTAAACTGTAGATCCGAGATATCGATAGGGAACAACTGAATAAACTTTGCCGAGATATTTCCAAGTCGGCGACTGTTGTTGATGACAAGAGTTGCATCAGAGTATAGTCCAGCGGAACTGTTTTGTAGATTGGCATATCCGGTGAAATCAGTAGGAGAACCAAGACCCTTCATCCAGTTATGGATCTCAAGATAGTCGGTCATATCTTCGGCCACACGGAATGTTATAGTCAGTGGTGAATATGTAATCTTACCAGAATTAGGAATAGAAACAAACGGTGTGGCAGTCTCTGTTGATGACAGAGTCATACCAGGTAGACGAACCGTCTGTACGTTAAAGTTCAGATTGGGAGTACGAGCCAACACGAACTTGTAACTCAGTGGTGATAGGAAATTGGGGTTTGTTGACTTAACCACTATAGTATTACCTTAAAGCTGATATGATCATTATAACACAGTTTATTTATATTGTACATAAAAAAAGGAGGGAGACCTTTCGATCCCCCTCCCTCAGTTTGTGGTTGGTTAACCAACTCTTATTACATAAGGTTGTTAACAAGAACGCGACGATAGTACTTGTTCGAATCCTGCTCAAGAGTTGCAGTCGTATCGGCTGCAGTTGTACCCTTAGCGAATGGATTCGGTGCCATGCCGTAACGTGTCTTGAAGCCGATCTTTGGCTGGAAGCTGTTAGGATCAACAGCACGAACCATCTGAAGCGGAACGTATGGGCAGTAGAACAGACCTGCATCGAAGGCATTCGAACCCTTGTAGCCAACAACCAAGAAGTTGGTGCCTGCATATGGATCGATATAAACCTTGATACGACCGTTCAGAACACCAGCGAAGGTGTTGCCGGTATCATCAACGTTTAGGTTGTTGCTGTTAAGCGCTGGAGCATAATCCAGAACACCAGCCATCTGAAGGGCTGAAGCAACATCTGACGAGCAGATGATGATGTTACCCTTACCACGACGTGTCTGCTTAGCAATCTGGTTGCATTCGCGTTCGATCTGGAACAGAAGACCCTTGAACTTTTCAACTGACCAACGGCCGTTTGAATCGGTATCAAGATCGAAGATACCAGCAGTTGTTGTACCGTCAGCAGCACCGCGCTCGGCAGTGATGATGATCGAGCGAACAACTTCACGGTTGATTTCAGCAAGGATTTCACCCGAGAGGATGTTGCTGAGTTCTGTTTCAGCATCAAGACCGTGAATTGCCTTCAGATCCTGTGCAAGTTCAAGCGAATATTCAGCCTTGAGGGCACGTGTCTTTGCAGATACGGTAACCTTTTCGATGCTGAAGCCCATTTCTGGGAAGATGTAGGTGCTGTTCGAACCAAGCAGTTCGCCTGTTCCAAGCAGAAGACCCATCGTGTAGTTGTACGTTGAGTTGCCTGCGTTGTTTGATGAACCAGGAGCAGTACCAACGGTGTTGGCACCAACCGATGTTGCAGTAGCAGCACCAGTATTAGCAGCATCAACACCAGCGCCGAGGCGTGACGAGTGACCTGTGTTTGCTTCGTTGTAGAATGCTTCAGCACCAAGCGCGCTTGAGTTAGCATACTTCGAACGCATTGCGAAGATAAGACCAGTTGGACCGGTCATTGGCTGAACGCCGCAGATATCGTATGCGATCAGGTTTGGCATCGAACGGCGAACCAGCGAGATAAGTACTGGATCGAAGTTTGAAACGCCACCAGCAACGTTCACTGGCGATTCGCCAAGAAGCTGCTGTGAAACACCGTTCTGCATGTCTTCGCGCAGAGCGTTTTCAGTGTTTTCTAGAATTTGTGCGGTGACAGCACGTCTGTGGGCAGTTTCGATCGTAGGCAGATCGGCGTGCTCCAGAACGGGCTTCCACTTATTTTGGACTTCCTCAGCTAACATTGTATTCTCCTTTTACCCTTTGGTATCTTGGTTTGGTATTTTATTTATTATTTTACAGTTCTTGAAATAGCTGCAGCATAGTGAGCCATATGAGCAGGTACCGGAGCAACCTGTTCAGTTAGTTCTTCTGCTTCTTCAGTAATAACACCCGTCGAGACAACCTTCTTACCTTCGGTGAAGTACTTGTCCTTGATGATATTAAGCTTTCTGGCATATGTTTCAACATCGTTGAAGTCAATGCCTTCTGCAAGTGTACGAAGTTTTTCAACCTGGGTTGCAGCAAGACCTTCGCTGACTTCGTCAAATGTAGCTTCTTGTGTTGCTTCGTCGATTACTGACTGAAGCTCAAGTTGTGTATTGATCGACTCATCAAGCTTTGCTTCGAGTT